TTCAATGGGATTTTGATAAACCAAGTACTCCAGTTAATTTTGATACAACTATTTCTCAAGATATAACAAACTTTAATAATTTCTTTTCTCAAAACGTAGCTGCACAAACTAATACACAAGCACAAGCTATGCCACCTATGAATTTTTTAGGAAGTGCTTTAAGTAATTTTCAAGAACAACCTATAATAGATTATATGACTTACGATGCTCCTCAACCAACAGAACCTATACTTATGCCTCAGGATAGAAAAAATCAAACAACAGGACTTAGACTTGAGGATAAAAAAAATCAACAACAGCCACAAACAATGGGTTATAGTACAGGATTACTTGATGCACAAGAAGGATTAAATCCATATGGCTAGAACTAGAATCAGACCTAAAAGACGTAGAGAGGCTTCTATAAGAAAGACTACTGGAAAAGGTGGTAATTATAGAAAGACTAAATCAGGAGCTGGAATGACACGTAAAGGTGTTGCTGCATATAGACGAGCTAATCCTGGTTCTAAATTAAAAACTGCAGTTACTGGTAAAGTTAAACCAGGTAGTAAAGCAGCCAAAAGAAGAAAATCTTATTGCGCAAGATCAGCAGGTCAATTAAAAAGAAGCTCTGCTAAAACAAGAAATGACCCTAATTCTAGAATAAGACAAGCTAGACGTAGATGGAAGTGCTAGACGCCTAGTAACTTTTGTTATATATTATTTATTCAAAAAAAGGAAAAACCTAATTTATGAGTATTAATATGAACTATTATTTTACAGGTATTTTAATTTTAGGTTTTTTATTTTTAGCTTTTTGTATGGGACCTATATGAAAATATCCGAAAACACATCAATAAGTATGCCTATGAAAAATATGTTAGCAATAGTAGCAGGTGTTGCTATGGGTGTTTTTGCATATACAGAAGTTACATCAAGATTAACAAGTTTAGAAACTTCTAGAGAATTGTTTCAAGCTGATTTACTTAAAAAATCAGAACAACTTCCTACAGACCAAGAACAATACATGTTGATAGAAGATTTATATAAAACTACAGAAAAATTAGAAATAACTCAAGAACAAAACATGACTAATAAAGTTAATATAGAATTTCTAAAAGCTCAATTAGAAAAAACATTAGCTGATGTAGAAGATTTAAAAGATAAAGTAAGAGCAAACGGTAATAAAGCGCACTAATGACAGAGTTAATTATAGCACTTCTTATGATTGTTAATGGAGAGATTAAAGAACACAGAATTCAAACATCTATGTCCGATTGCCTTAAAGGCAAAAGAGTTGCAACCAGAACAAATAAGAATAATAACATTGAATACCAATGCATCAAGTCAATGGCAGAATTAGAATTAAACATAGATAATAGTAAAAGTATTAAGAAATTAATACTAGAATAATCTAAATTTTTGTTTTATATCTCTAATTAGGAAAGTATGGTATGAACCAGGAGGTATACTGCTATGAAAAAACAAGGATATAATGCAAGAAAAGATGAACAGCTAGGAATGACTAGAGGAAAAAAATCTAGTAAAAAAATGTCTATGGCTGGTCGAAGAAAAGTAGCAAAAGCTACACGTAAACCAAAAGGCACTTACGGTTTTAAAAAAAAATAGTAAGTGATTAACAGAGAAGGCTTTGGAAAACTTATGAAAAAAGGTTATCACAAAACTAAAAGCGGCAGAGTTGCTAAAAAAGGTTTGTATTACAATATGAACAAAAGAAAAAAAGCAGGCACAAGCAGACCAGGTAAAGGTACTGTTTCTGCTAAAGCTTTAAAAGCATCTGCTAAAACTGCAAAAAGTTAAATAATGGAAGTTGAATTAGATAAAAAAAAACTACAATTTACTAATGAAGATGGTCAAAAAGTAAATGTAGATATTGATCAGGACCAAACTGAAAAAGAAGAAGAAGCTTTTGAAAGTAATCATTATTCTAATTTAGCTGAAGAATTACCTGAACAAGAAATCAATCTTATAGGAAAAGAATTAGTCCGAGCTTATGAAGATGATAAAAGCTCTCGTAAAAATTGGGAAGACCAATATTCAAAAGGTTTAAGAATGTTAGGTGTAGTTGTTGAAGATAGACAAGACCCTTTCCCGGGAGCTTCAGGTGTTCATCATCCGTTACTTGCAGAAGCAGCAACACAGTTTCAAGCTAGAGCTATTGCTGAAATTTTTCCTGCTGGTGGTCCAGTTAAAACTCAAGTCATAGGAAAAGTTACAGATAAAAAATTAGATCAATCTCAAAGAGTTCAAGATTTTATGAACTTTCAAATTACACAAGAGATACCAGATTATTTTAACGAATTAGATCAAATGTTATTTTATTTAGCACTTGCGGGTAGTGCTTTTAAAAAAGTTTATTTCGATAATACTTTAGATAGAATTTGTTCAAAATTTGTACCAGCAGAAGAATTTGTAATATCAATGGAGAATACAGATTTAGAAACAGCAGAAAGATATACTCAAGTAATGAAACTAACTAGAAACGATATTAGAAAACATCAAGTATCTGGTTATTATAAAGATATTCCATTAAGTAAAGCAGAATCAACTCCAGGTTCTAATGATGGAGATATGGTTGACCAAACTTTACAAAGATTAGAAGGTATGACACCTAGTATGGCAGATAAAATACATACTGTATTAGAAGTACATACTAATTTAGATTTAGGCGAAGATAAAAACGAATTAGCTTTACCTTATATTGTTACAATAGATTTAGATTCACAAAGAGTTTTATCTATAAGACGTAATTGGAAAGAAGAAGATTCATTAAGAAGAAAAAGAACTTATTTTATACATTATAAATATCTTCCGGGCTTGGGCTTTTATGGCTTCGGCCTTATTCAAATGATCGGCGGACTTCAACATGCTAGCACTGGTGCTTTAAGAGCACTACTAGATTCAGCTGCCTTTGCCAACCTCAATGGAGGATTTAGAGCTAAAGGAGCAAGAATAGAAGGTGGAGATATTACTGTCTCTCCTGGTGAATGGGTTGAAGTTGAAGCTTATGGTGATGATCTACGAAAGAGTTTTATCCCTCTCCCTTTCAAAGAACCATCGCCTACTCTCTTACAACTATTAGGTGTTTTAACTGAGTCCGGGAGACGTTTTGCATCAATAGCAGATGCAATGATTGGTGATTCTGCAGGGTCAGGTCCAGTTGGTACTACTATTGCTTTAATAGAACAAGGCTCTAAAGTATATTCAGCAATACATAAAAGAATTCATCAAGCGCAAGGTAGAGAATTTAAATTAATTTATGAATTAAATGGAGAATATTTAGATGATGAATATTCTTTTGAAGTTATAGGCGAAAATAAAAAAATTAGAAGAAAAGATTTTACAGCTTCTATTAGTGTAGTTCCAGTTTCTGATCCTAATATTTTTTCACAAGCTCAAAGAATTGCTTTAGCTCAAACTGGTATGCAATTAGCACAAGCTTCACCTGATATTATAGATGTCAAAGAAGCAACAAGAAGATTTTTACAAGCTCTCAATATACCTGATTATATGGACTTAATAATAGAAGATGAAGATACACCTAGACGTGATCCAGTGTCAGAAAATATGGCTTTACTTAATGGTAAACCAATTCAAGTATTTGAAGATCAAGATCATCAAGCTCATATACAAGTACATTCACAATTTATTAATGATCCTAGATTTGGTGGAAACCCTGAAGCTAAAGAAAGACTTTATCCAGCAATGTTAGCTCACATAGGTCAACACATGGCATTTTTATATCAACAACAAATGCAAGCTCAAGTACCACCGGGTAATCCTATTTCTTCAGGTGATTTTAACAGAGAATTTGATGATGAACCATCAAAAGAAATAAGTATAGAAGAAGAAAATAGAATAGCAGCAACAGCAGCACAAGCAGCACAACAATTAATGGGTAGTATGCCACCTTCTCCCGAAGAACAAAAACAACAAGCTGAACAACAAAAAGATCAAGCTCAACTTGCATTAAAAGGTGAAGAACTAAATATAAGAAAAGCTAGATTTATGCAAGGTGTTAAAGAAAGTGAAAAACAAAACGCAAGAAAAGATGCTGAATCAAAAGCGAAGATAGTAGAAATTGCAAGTAAAGTTGCAAGAGAAGAAAAGAAAAGAGATTAAGTATATGGCAACTGGAAGAATGACTAAAAAAGTTTTAGATCATATATCTAATATAAATAAAGAAGCTAAACAAATGCAATTAGCTAAAAATTTAAAAAAAGAAGTTAATACTGGTGCTAATGGAACACAATCTTATGTTATTAAAAAAGGTATTAATAAAAATAAACTAGCAACGAAAGATATAAATGGCAGTTAGTGGTGAAGAAATTAGACAAGCTAAAAAGTTTTTAGAAAATAAAAACGTATCTATTAAAAAAGTTAAACCAAGATTATTTGCTCAAGCTTCAGATGATTTAGGTCATACTTTTGATCAATTATATATTAAATTAAAGAAAGATGTAAATGGAACGCCTGATACAAGCGATAAAGAAAAAGATTAAAGACCATAAACAAGATTTATCACAAAATTTATTAAATAAAGGTGTAGAAAATATATCTGAATTCAAACGTATCTATGGATATGGTCAAGGTTTAGATAAAGCTTTTGAAATAATAAATGAAACAATTGAAAAATATAAACAAGGAGATATTGACGATGAATAGTAATGAAGCTTGGGCTACAGATAATGATGTACCAACACCTGATAAAGTTCCACAACCTGTAGGTTATAGAATTTTATTAAGACCTCAAGGTGTAGTAGAAAAAACTAAAGGTGGAATAATATTAACGGATTCTAACAAAGATAATCAAACATATTTAAATAGTGTAGGTCAAATAATAGCTATGGGTGATGAATGTTATAGTGATAGAAAAAAACCTTGGTGTAAAGTAGGAGATTGGGTTATTTTTGGTAGATATGCAGGAGCAAGAGTTTCTGTACAAAATGTAAAAATGGTGTTATTAAATGATGATGAGATTATTGCAACT